CCAGGCTACCATTGCCGTTGGTGGGGTTACGCAAGCAGAACTCGGCGCTTATATGCAGATGGCAATTGACATGGGATATATGTCCGAAGAGGGCGCAAAGGCGGCAATGAAGGCTTATGGCAATGCAATTGAAACAATCAACGGGCTGGAGATTGACGAAAAGACCGGCAACGTAACCGTAGACGCTACCGCTGCGTTTGCCACTTTCGACTTGTTAGAGCAATACGTTCTGCTGGACAAAGAGCAGCGTGTGTTTGTAAGAACTTACTATGAAACAAGTGGCAACTATGATCCGTATGAAAGTTATGCGGGACCGAGATACGGCGAAGGTACACGCGCGTCCGGCGGCAATGTAGATGCAGGCACGCCTTACATTGTTGGTGAACGGGGGATGGAATTATTTATGCCTAACACGAACGGGCAGATTATATCGAACGATAAGCTGTTGGAGCTGTTAGGCGGCAACGGGAAAACCGGCAACACCTACAATTTAGTCATGCCAACGACTGCTAATCCGATGGATGTGAAAATGGCATTTGAATTAATGGAGGCTTGGAACGGATGACGGCACCTAAGTTGGAACAAATGAAGTATTGGATTGTAAAGCCGGCGGGTGGCTATAACTATATTAAGAACCCGCGCTTTGACACGCCTGATGGAGTTGAGGATTGGACTGCGAACTATTCTACTATTGCCGTAAGTGACGATTATGCCAGACGCGGCGCATACTCCATGAAGGTAGTGCCAAGTCATGGTATTAACTCATATGTTACTTATTCCGGATTGTCAGTAACGGCAGGGCTTGCCTATACTTTTTCCTGTGATATTAAAGGCGTTGCCGGGCAAGCTATGCGGATTTATATCGGTACTTATACGGCAAAAACCTTTACCGCAACTGGATATTGGCAGAGAGTGCAGGTTACTTCAATAATTCCAACTGGAGTCACTACAACTTATGTGGTTGTGCAGCGAGATTCCGCTCTTAGCGTAGACCCGTTCTATGTGGACGGTGTGCAATTTGAGCAGGCAGTTAAAATGTCTACTTTCATTTCTGGCTATGAGCCCGGGTGCGGGTGGGTTGGTTTGCCGCGCAATTCTACTTCATGGCGTGACCCACTGTCTGCCAAAGGCGGCACATTGTTGTGTATCAACGATTATGCCAAAGTGATAACCTCTTATGGTTTAGGTATGGGTGATTGGAATCAGATCATGACTAAGATGACTTCCGGCGGCGATATGTACCAAACGCACATTCGCAAAAGCCGTAACTTCACGCTGGTGCTTGCCTATTCTGGAGACAATCAAGGAGATTTGCAGGCTAATAGAAAAGTCATTCTGGACGCTTTACGTCCTGACTTAGCTGAAGGGCAAACACGCATTATCCGCTACCAGGGCTTTGATGCGAATGGGAATGAGGCCACTAACCCCATTGACATTCATTGCGTATTTCAACCGAGTCACAATGATATTCCCGACATGCCTGTATATCAACGTGAAATGCTCAATTTTACCGTCCCAAGTGGGCTTTTGCAGGGCGCTTATAACGAGGGCGCGGAGCTGGACTTTATAGCTGACTTTGCGGCTGAATACATCGTGAGACGTGACCCAGACGGAAAGTGGTATGAAGAGACAAGTCCGGGCGTGTTTGCTAATCCCGTCGCCGGAATGACAGGTAACGTGATGGACATAAAAGAAGCTCCGAATGGCGATATTTATGTTTGCGGCACATTCGCTAATGTAGATGGTATTGGGGACGGCGATGGTGTTGTAAGGTGGAGTAAAGCGAATCAAGCGTGGGAAGCTGTCGGAGCTCCGAATGTGGGTGGAATCAATGTAATGGCATTTACCGCTTCCGGTAATTTATTAGTCGGCGGTAGCAGTCAAAACATTGCCGGCGTGCCAGATGCGGATTACTTTGCTAAGTATACAGTTGGGACCGGCTCGCCTGCCGCGTGGGAAGCTGTCGGTGCTGATATTGTTTCAACGGCAGGAACAAATAAGGGGGTTCGCGCAATTGCGATTTCACCCGCTGGGCATATTTATATCGGCGGCACTTTTTGAAAGCGCAAGTGGTAATACAAACTGCAAAAATATCGCTTGGTGGAACTCAACGACTGGTCTCTGGACGCCACTCTCAACGGGATTAAATGGCACGGTACATGCACTTGCTTTCGCGCCAAATGGCGATTTATACATTGGTGGCAGTTTTACAGACGATGCTTATCCCTATTTGTGCAAATGGAATGGAACAGCATTCTCGGTGGTTGGCACGAATACAGATATTGGCGCGCCTGTTAGCGCGCTGGCTTTTGACCATTATGGGAAGTTGCTTGTCGGGGGGGCGTTCACAAACGCAGGCGGGATTCCAAACGCCGACTATATTGCATGCCGGAACGGGTTTAACTGGGAATCGTTAGGGTATGGGACTAATGGACCTGTCCGTGCAATTTTTGTAAAAAACATTGCCGGTTATCAAGAAGGAAACCGATACTATGCTCCAAAAGGGTGGGCTTATGTAGCCGGTTCTTTTACCAGAGCCGGAGGATTAATATCTCTCAAAGACCGGGTTGCAATTTGGCACAATGGAACATGGTCGCCGTTGGACATAAATCTGCCCGGTGACCCGACAAGTCCACCGAATTATGCGTTTGTGCAAGCAGTATTGTCCGCTTCGGATGGTTCGCTTTATGTAGGCGGCACTTTTTCAAGTACAGCTGAAAGCGAAAATGCGACGTGTGGAATTTTATCAGACCGGGTTTCAACTGTTGGTGTGACGAGCGCTTCAGCAAACATACACCCCGTGATAAATATAACAGGGTCTGGAACGCTGAAGTCCATTACAAATTACAGCACTGGCAAATCTATCATATTTGACGACCTTACTTTGCAGGCTGGTGAGACTATTAACCTCAACTTAGACCCGCTCAACATTGTGTTCAAAAGCAGTTGGTCTGGCAGGGGCAACTTGATGCGCTATATCATTCCGGGAAGTGATTATGGGGATTTCTATCTTAGCCCGGGCGCCAATTACATATCGCTGTTTATGGACAATACAACGTCGGCGACGAAAGCCTCTATCGTCTGGACGCCGAAATTCTGGGGGCTGGATGGAGCGCTGCTGCAATGAGATACGAAGCGGTCTGGTATGATCATATGGGGACGCGCAAGGGCGTGATTCAGTCTTTTGAAAGTTTGGAGTACGTTAAGACGCAAAACGCTATCGGGTCGCTGGTTATTAACCTGCCGAGAAACCTGATGCAATACGAGGCTTTTTCAGTCGGTGACATCTTCGAAGTGTGGCGTGAAAAGGGTGGAACACTGGAACTTCAGAACGAAACCGCGTATTTCTTGCAGGACTGGGAGTTTTGGACGGATGACGACGGGGCGGAGTATATCCGCTTGTATGCGAACGATGCCAACTGGCTATTGGATACCGCTATAGTAATCGCTTATTCGACCAGTGCGGAGGCTGAAAAGACCGCCAAGCCCGACGATATGTGCAAGCACATTGTTCGGGAACAGTTAGGGGACTTGGCGTCTGCAGACAGGCTGAAACTGGCAGTTGCGCCCGACCTTAGTGCTGCTGGAGCGAGTATCACGAAAGCATTCGCTTATCGAAATGTATTGACCACTTTGCAGGAACTTTGCGAAGTGGCGCAAGAAAAGAACAATGTGTGGCTTGGCTTCGACGTTGTTCGAACAGCACCGGGCGCATTTGAGTTCCGCACTTACACCGGACAGAGGGGCGTCAACCACAGCCGGACTTCAGGCGATCCGAGGCTGGTCGGCAAGCAGTACGGCAATTTCAGCAAGGCGCGGTTCGGTACATACCATGCTGACGAGCGGAACTTCGTTGTAGTAGGTGGGCAGGGCGAAGACCTTGCCAGAACGCTCGTTTATCGCTGGAATTATGCACGCTGGCACGCAAGCAAGTGGAACCGCCGTGAGTATTTTAAGGATAGCCGGGATAACTCAACAGAAGGCGCATTACAGGCTGATGGCGATGCAGCGCTGAATGAATTTAGACCAAAGCAGATATTGACTGGCAGATTGTTAGATACGCCCGGAATGCAATTTGGCGTTCATTACCAGTTTGGGGATATCGTTACCGCTCAGGCTTTTGGCTATAATGTGGATTGCCACATCTCGAGCGTGAGGGTGAAGGTAGATCAGGATAATGGCGAGCAGATAGATGTTAGGCTGCGGGGTGAACTGTGAGCGATTTCGACGAAAAGATGATGCAGCGCTTGAAGCGATTGGAGCGTGAGGTAGAACGCTTGCAGAGGTGGGAAAAACCGGTTGTGGGTGTTTTTCAGAATTACACATTATCCTGGACTGCGGCAACCACAAACCCTTCTATTGGCAACGCAGTTGTCGCCTCTCGATATTCGTTAATCGGCAAGATATGCACAGTCGTTGTAAGCATTGCCTTCGGAAGCACCACCACCTACGGGTCTGGAGGCTGGAGATTCAGTCTGCCGCTTTCGGCGAAAAATACGGCTGGAATAAATTATTTCGGTGTAGCACATTTGCGGAATACTGGCATTTCAAACCACGAAAGGATAGCACAGATTGCACCAAGCGTGTCACAGACTGATATACGCCTGTTCATCCAGATGGACGACAACACTAATAACTTTAACTTGGACGCCACGTATCCATTTACTTGGGGTAATGGAGATTTTATTGGATTTCAAATTACGTATGAAGTGGAATAGCATAGGAGACACCATGACACTTCCATTTGGTATAGACATTAGCAAATATCAGTTCAGCTCGGACGGCAAACAAAAGCCGGACTTCGATAGGGTGAATGCG